CGCTTACCAAATACCGCCACCAAAGCACCCGGTGTGTAATTCAGTGATTCAACAACCTGCCGGAAACCGCCCGACTCATGGCCGACCTGAGCAATAAACATCGCCTTATCGGTTGCCGCCGTAATACCAAGTTCTTTCATTGCTGCATCGATGTGCGGAAACCAACGCGCAGCTAATCCGGCGCTAATATCAGCCGCCTTTTGAAACTGTTCGAGAATCATTAGATAGGGTTCCTGAATAACTGCATGAAGTTGCCCCGCGCCCTAAGAACCAGACCGCAGAACATGATATTAATCAGCGTTTCCGAAATATCAGCCGAGATATATGTGCCAGTGATGATCCGAATGGGGACCGACGCTGCTGCAACTATTAGGACGTAAGCCCCAATAGCGCCCAACCACTTATGCTTTGCTCCCTGACGATTAAAGAGCATTAAACGCAGGGCTATAAGGCCGCAGGCCAACGCATTAATGTGAAGCAATATAATCTGGAGTGTCATTTGCCACCCCCTTTGAAGTTCAACGTGGGATTACTAGACCTTGAGATAATAACCATTAAGATCCGTACAACCGTGGCAGAAGCCACCAGCGCACCTATAGACTTCTCAACTACAACGGAATCTGGTGTAACGGTGCTGATCATCGACGCAGCAAACCCCGCAGTTAGAACACCTAGCACAAATGAAATCCCGAAAAATACAAGACGCTTCCAGATAGGGAATTCAGTAGCGGACAATACGAAAACCACAGCACCAGCAAATGCGCCAATTACAACGCCAGCATCAACACCAGATAGCAATCCTACAAATGTGACGCCAGTTAACGCAGCCGAAGCTGTTCCAGTGCCGGTTAACGGCTCAGACATTGGGATTACTCCATTTTGATTTAAGGAATAGCGCCCAGCCGTAACCACTCTCAGCTAGAAAGTGTTTAGTGTGTGGATAGTTGTTGGCTGGATGCTACATATAAAAAAGGCTACCCGGAGGTAGCCTTGGAATTTAAAAGAACCGAGCAGGCGTTATTTTGTTGGTTTAGGGCCCAACGTAAATTTTGATTTTGTTCCTTTTCGTAGTCTTTTAACATCAGGGAAAATCTCTACCAATCTATCAGTACACTGAGTCAAAGATTCCGTGCATAGCAACATGCCCATTATCGTATAGCCAAAGTCGTAATCATTAAAACACCCCGTTCCTCTCCCATTTGGCTCCATTTTATAAAATGACATGGGGAGTATGTGAGTATAATGAGATAAAAAATCAAACATTATTTTGAATGATTTTGGATCTTTTCCTAACTTAAACAATAATTCATCTCTATTAGGGATCATAAGAGCTTTACCAGACAAACAACGTTTTCTTATGCCATTTTCAAGCGATAAAAAAGCGGTATTTGTATTAAGTCTTTCAGTAATTATATCTTTCTGATTATGATAAAAATCTAATGCCTCAGTATTTTCACTAGCAGTGAACAATTCTATCCTCTTCATACAATCATTCATGTGCATAACATTTAATTTAGCTGACCATTCCTCCTGAGACTCAGGAACTTCAGACAAATACATAAATAAGAGTTCAGCTTCAAGTATTGCCCTTACATGCGATGCTATCGACGCAAAATCCCAGAAGTCATAATCCCGCTTAGCCCATCTTGATTTAGGAATATTAGAAATCATTATCGAAGCGTGAATGCATATTCGTGAGAATATATAGGTTGACCACCCTTGATAAGCTTTCGCCATTCGTACGCCAACACCTTGGCTTACAGCATTTGCTTCACATACAGATTTATCAAACTCCCTCAGAAAATGATGGAATTCGTCTATTGTAAAATCACTGCGTTCAAGTGGATTATCTGGGTTGTCTGTCTTCATATTGCCCTAGCCCAAAAGAATTAATTAACCGCATGCATTGTAATGCAAAAACCCGCTCAAAAGGCGGGTTTCTTTTAGACTGGCTTCTACTTGCTGCCATCTGGCGCAGCTTCGCTAAGCGTATACCAAAAGACTAACATTTTTGCTCATTTTGTCAAATTATTTACGAAAAGCTTCATACATAGGTTTGTATAGCATGTATTCGGCTGTATTAAGCCAAGTATCAATACGGCGACGACAAGTTATAAGAGATATTTCTGGATGCTTCTCATGCAGATCTTCGGCCATTGGGTAGCGCTTACGGCGATAGCAATAGTGATCACGCAGGATATTCAATAGGCCACGATCTCTATAAAGCACATCAGCGATGACACGGTTCATTTTCAACCCTTCATCATCTGTGCAAAACGTCAAATTGCTTACGGCCTGCATACTTTGCATTTCCTCAAAAAATGCTAATAACTCAGCCTCATTCAGTCCTGTTTTCTTTAATTGGGTCATTGCTCGCTTTAAAGCAGCCTTACTAACAGTTGGCTCCGCAATTAATCTAGATAATATTCCAGACGCTTCAGAAGACTTGCCAAAAGTGGCCCATCGCCCCCACATTCTTAAACGTCCCTGAATCCATACTTTTTCTAATGTTCGTAATTTAAGATCTGCGCCATCTGCTTTTGCTACTGAATCAGGATAAAACATATTTACTCCACACTTTACGCTTTGAAAATTGCGCCAACACCCAGCGCGTAATTTAAAAATTCAATCAATAGGAATCGCTGATCCCCGCATTCCTGCTCCCACGCCCCAACATCCTTGTGCAACTTGTCGTGGCACCGTCTGCATAACGGCAACACGAACAGGTCATGCGTTTTGGTTCCCATGCCGCCCAAGCCGTGATTAATCACATGATGCGGATCGTCGGCTGGATTACTGCAACCACAACACTTCTGTGTTTTCACCCATCGGGTGTACTTCTCACACTCCCAGCGTGCCAGCTTAGGTTTCAACATAAAGCTTGCTGGTGGTGCTTCATCCCCCATAAGTTTGATTATCGGCTTCACTAGCTCGACGTTATCAGCAATGACCTTCGCTGGGTTTGTTGGCCACGGATTTATGTCTGCCTCTTTCATAACGCCCCCGACAAAAGCTGGTGGCTCAGGCGTCTTTGTGACGCGGTAATCAATGGCGCTCGGTAGATATTCAGTAAGATGATTGAGCACAGCCCACCAGCAAAGCTCGGGTAATGTAAGTTGGTGGCCTTCGTTAAAGCCGAGCGAACCGCGCACTGCGTCCACCAGCCATTCTGCTCGGTTGGTTTCGGCAATGTCGCCCAACGCGGGGTGAAACTGATCGTGGTGGAGGTTGTCGCAGCTCCAGCACAGACGAACTGCACCGTTTTTATGCGATACCGTATTCAAGTTTCGATTGTGATAGCTGCGCTTCCACTGACAGGTTTTGATGTTATCCACCCATATTTCGAGCGCACACTCAGAGCCAGCAGCTTTAATCACTTCGTTATGAGAAAAAAACGGACGCAAAGCCATATCGTTAACCAGATTCTGATTTGCCGCAGGCAGCTCACCGGCTGGCAACTTATCAAACTCTTTTGGCACCTCGGTGATCATGAGTCGCTGGCCTTTATGGAATTTGCGCGTCAGCCGCCCCGGCTTAAGCAAAACTATGCCAGCGTCGGTTTGCGGGAATGCAGTGAGGATCATGCGCATGCCGTCACCCCATCGATCACCAACTCAACACGACCACCTTTAACAACAGGCCCCCACTTAGCTGAAAGCTCTTTTATCTGGCTATCGTCAGCCCATACATTTGCTTTTGTTAGCGCATCAAACAGAGCCTTGAAGTAGTTATCCAGATCGCGGCGCGCCTTGGTTGGTGGGAACAGCACAACGGAAACAGAAACGTTCTCAGTAATCGCCTTCGGCTTACGGCGTAGTTGCTCAATGACCATCGCGTATGTTTCAGCCTGATATTTACGCCCACGTTCGCTCACTAGATGCTTACCGATTGAAGCGCCCTTGTTCGGGGCGCGCCAGTAACCATTTACGCTCGGTGGAAATGGTAGGATTAACTTCACGCAGCTACCCCCACCAGCTTTTCAGCCATGCGACGAACCTGCGCCAGAAATGCATCGCCCCGAGTGATTAGATCATCGCGGGTTACATAACTGATTGCTGGGCCACGCCATTGGTTATCCAGAATGACCACCGCACCAGCAAAGAATGCACCGGTCGGCTTTTGCTTCTCATCAGCAGGCTTAAACCACACAGGCAGATCAAAGCCAATACGCCCACGAATGAAAGCAACATGATCGGCTTCTTCTGGCCACCACACTTCGCTGGTTGCCGCTTTAATCAAGAAGATGTAACGACCGCCCTTCTCACGCATAGCTATCGCATGATCGATAATGTGCCGCATGCCTGTGACATATTGCCCTTCATACTCTTTAGCGCGGCTGTAGGGCGGGTTTGCGTATGCCGCACCGCCCAACTCTTTCAGACGTTCTGACCAGTCCTGAGTAAGTGCGTTATCTTCAACGGTGTAGTACGCGTCACATTTAGCATTATCAGCGTCGGCAAACAGATCGAGAGTGATTGGCCCGAACATCGCGTTAATGCCCCAGAACAACGCATCTGGAGTGCGCCACTGATCGCCAACGTCTTT